TTTATTACGCTCGTCATTGAGTTTCTTTTGACAGTCAAAGAGCGTGCCGATTTGTTGTGAAATATCAGCAACAGATTGTGCATCATTTATACGCGCCTTTATAAAAGCAATCGCATTCGATGCTGCTGTAACGGCAGCTATTGCTGTCGTAATTGGTTCCATCTAACGCCAATCTGATTGCCAGCTTTTTGTATCTTCATTCCATTCCCAGTTTCCTTTTTCGGGTGGATTATCTGGATAAGCTGTTGGCGGCTCCCACATACATGTATCCTCATTGAGCGTCCAGCTAGCAAAAGGTTGAGGATCATAAAAAGCATCTCTTTTTGAATCATAAATCATACCAATACTGGCAAAATTTTTACGCAATGGATCATTTACAATACTGTTTGTTTTGCCTCCCAGAGTATTATAAGAAGTTTTAATCCAAGTACCGCTTAAAGTATCTGCGTGTTCTTTTGATGACACAATAACTTGTGTAACAATTCCATTTTCTACTTTTGCATAATGTCCCATGATAACCTCTATGGAGCGTAACTAATAATTACAACACCAGAACCGCCAGCGCCGCTAGTGGCACTTCCACCACCACCCGGTCCACCGCCACCGCCGCCGCCAGTGTTGACCGTTCCAGAACCCGACACACCACTACCGCTTACGCTGCTACCAGAGCCACCGCCGCCATTACCGCCTGATGATGTACCGCCACTGTTAATGCCGCCACCACCGCCACCGCCAGCGTAAAATACAGCACTACCAGTAATACTATCAGAAACTCCTACACCACCAGCGCCACCCACTGGAGCAGCACCATTAGAACCAGCAGCACCAGCACCACCACCGCCGCCGCCTGCGTAAGCTGAACCAGAACCGTTACCACCATTGTTACCTTCTGATGGTGTGTAACCACCTTCGTTTCCTGTACCGCCAGCGGTCATATGTCCGCCAGAACCACCGCCACCAGAGCCACCATTGTTTACTGCACCTGACGTAGCGTCAGATTTACCACCGCCGCCACCAGTTGCGGCAAGTTCACCCCCACCACCATCGTCAAACTTGGACTCACTTCCTTTATTAGTTGCTGTAACATAACTACCAGTTCGTGAAGCGCCACCTGCACCAACAGTAACTGTTCTCGCGCCTGCAGCAAGTGATTGGGAAGTAAACTTACGGAAGCCACCAGCACCGCCTCCGCCACCTCCACCACCAGCAGGGTTTCCACCACCACCGCCAGCTACAACAAGTATATCACAACTGAATGTAGATCCTGAAGGAATGGTAAATGTTCCAGAAGATGTAAATGTATGAATTGTTTTACCACCAGAACGCGTAATCGTACCGCCTGTTGCTTCAGCAGCAACCGTTTTGCTCACACTGTTAGAAGATGGAACACCAAGATTATCAATAACACTTACTGTGATTGTATCACCAGCGGTTTGCCCATAAACAGCTGCCGGAACAGCGGTTGTTGCGGATCCAGAACTAAAATCAACATCTGATGTTGTTGCTAAAGTTGTGCCACCTTCTTTATATACAACATCCATAGTTGCAGTAGCGTTTGTAACTGCTATTGTAAGATCACTTGCAACACTTGCAATAATAGAGCCAGTAACTGAATTTACTACAGGTACGTAATTTGTTTGTGACCAGTTTCCATTATTGTAAAACTCAAGCGTTCCAATAGTTGTATTGATTCTAATATCACCATTGGCAGAACCCCCGGGTCGTTGCGCAGTTGTTCCAACAGGAATGCCTAAAGCACTTGTATTTGCGCTTAGATCAATAGTGTTACCATTACCATCTAAATCTCCACCAAGCTGGGGCGAGGTATCACCTACAACATCTGTAGCAACAGTAGCAAATGCTAATTGACCAGAACCGTCAGTCTTTAAAAATTGACCAGTAGTACCATCTGATTGTGGATATTTAATACCATCAAGCACAACAGAGCCTGTGCCATTAGGTGTAATGTTAATGTCTCTATCTGAAACACTTACTATTGAGTTGGTTTGAACATCAAGATCCCCACCAAGTTGAGGAGTTGTATCTTCAACAATGTTTCCAAGACCGCTTACATTTACTGCTTGCCAAGCAGATCCATCATAGAATTTGTATTGGTTCGATGTCGTGTTAAAGAATAGATCACCTTCATCAAGTGATGATGTTGGGTCTGATGAGCCAACACGATAACGTTCAGCAAAACTATTCACACCGCTAATGTTTGTAGCTACAGTATTGATATTGGTAAGACCGCCTGCAACTGTGTTTACATTTGTTATAGAACCGCCTGTAAGATTGACATTAGCAATGCTTCCAGCAACAAGAGAGATGTTACTATCGCTAACAGTTATGGTATTGCCCATAGAGTTGCCATGAACTGTACAATAATATCTAAGTGAACTTGGTGCATTAGATGGAACTACAAATGTTGTTTTAGCCCCACTGGATCCGGGAGTGCCGCTACTAGTAACTCCATCAGTATATGCACTACCACCACTATCCTTGAAAGCTATTGGGTGTCCAGCATTGCTGCTATCACTTTGATCAAAGATATATGTGTTGCCTCTAAATATGGAGATTGTTGGATTATTACTTCCATCTAAAACAAACACATTGCCTGATCCGGGATCTACAACTGTAACTGTATATGTCTTTTCTAATGCACCAGCTAAACTTGTTATGTCAGAAGATATTGCTGCAAGTGTATTAAGATCAGAAACAACATCAGATGTTGCCATAGTGTTTAGATCACTTACAAAGTCAGATGTTGCTAATGTATTTAAGTCACTAACAATATCTGATGTAGCAAGTGTATTTATGTCACTTACAATATCGCTTGTTGCCAATGTGTTGAGGTCAGAAACAATATCACTTGTTGCTAATGTATTAAGATCATTGATTACATCAGTTACAGCTAATGTGTTTAGATCAGATACAAAATCACTTGTGATTAAACTAGCAACAGCTGCAACACTTGTGATTTCAGATGTTTTTCCAGCAACTGTATTTATGTTTGAACTATTTCCAGCAACAGACGTAACGTTGCTTGATATACCTGCAACTGTGGTAACATTACCTGATATACCAGCAACGGTAGTAACATTGGCTTTTATTGCAGCTAGACCAGATATTGCATCTGTTGCTGTTGTACCATCTTCAATATCTGCAAGAGACGCAATATCAGCAGCCGCAGCAGATACAGTTTGCACATCAGAAATACTAGGCCCAGACTCAACTGCACCAGTAGATGCATTGAACGCTAATGTTTTACCTTTGCGTGTGTCAACATCTGGCAGCACCAAAGATACAGCCGTATCAAAGTCAGTAAGCTGTAGTGCGCGTGATGCTTTATCATCAAGATCAGCTGCAATAGCAATCAGCTTATCTAGTTCTGTGTTCAATGAGTCAACTTGAAATGCACCTGATGCAGGAAAGTCTGTTGTTCTTTTGAGGTCTATATCTCTTGTAATTACAACTGTGCTACCGCCTGTAGCGCCTGTGACAGATATAGTAACAGTGCCTGTAGATCCATTGCCGCCTGAAACTGTGTAATCAGCAGTTAGAGTTTTGAGAGTTCCGTCAACATATACATTCAAATCAGCATTATCAAAAAATTCAAAGTCTACAGTAAAAGACGTTTGAGTTGCGCCTTGACTAACAGTATACGATTTTCTTGGTGTGTTATCATCTAGGGCAATTGTCATGGCCTTATCCTACCTTTCAAGTGGATCTTGCTCAGAATCTGGTTCTTGTATATACACCATCCGATTCATTTGGCAATGTGTCTGATAATGCGTTTGTTGCTTCGTTCATGAAGTCTCTCCAAATCCATAATCTAGCTGTTGGCAAAGCGCGAATTATCTTTTTAGACCCTTCTCCGTAGTTTCCTTCTGTAAACTCTTTTACACCTTCTGCTACTTCTTGTCCAATACTTGGGCCAGCACCAACAACCTCCAGAGCAGCTGCGCCGTATCCTTCATCTACTGGACGCTTTGGATTTATCAATCCCATTCCAACATCCGGGCCACCTAATGCAGCAGATACATGCATGGATGTATAAAATAAATCAGAATACAAGGCTGCAATGCCAGACATATCAAAGGATCTAGCAATCTTATCTGAAAGACTCATGTTATCCATAACATATGGACGCCCCATGTTTTTCAGTTCAAGGCCAGCATATGCAAGACCCATAGATGTAATAAGAGCAACAGCACGATTACGAGCCTGACCTGTAGCATATGAAGCTGTGATCTTGTTTACAGCAGCTAATGTGTATGAATAAAACTGAAATGGTAAACCAAGCAACCCATTTTCAATTCTATAATATCCACGGAATCTTTTGCTTTCTTCTTTTGCACCAAACATTTTTGCAATACGCATTGGCACATACGCAATACCATCAACAATAAGTGGCTTATCTGCTGGTGTACCCATAAGTATTGTATTCATAATCCCACTGTTAAGTGTGCTGCGAAACTCCATTTTTAAATTATTGTATTGTGCAGGCCATGCTTCTGAGTTTGGTAAATACAAACCATTTTCTGTTCTTTGTATTGTTCCATTCTCAACAAGTTCAGCAAATTGTTTAGCTTTGGCTTTATCAATGCCATATCTTGCTAAATATTCTATATCAAACTTACTTGGTTTTTTGCCAGCTTTGCCAGCTACACGCATAGACATATCAATAATAGTATGACTACGAACAGCTGAGTCTAATTTTTTCATAGCGTTTGTCATAGGGGCAAGAAGGTTTGCAAGATAGAAACCCCACTTTAGTTTACTTACATTCTTTTGATAAAATCCTTGTGAAAATGGATTGTTACTTACCTCATCAATCAAACGCATATGAGCATCGCCAGAAATAATTTCTAATATTTCGCCAGCTAACTTGCCTTCTTTGGCATTCATGCGTACACGCTCATCACTAAGAATGCCATATAGTGCTTTGAACACGTCTTTCAGTTCATGCTCCATCATTATTTTTGCAAAGTCAGGAAGTGTTGCAAATCCTGCTGATCCTAAATAATTTAACTGAGCAGCATCTCTTAATACTGTTGCTGTTCTTTGGCTCAAGGCAGTGGGATCTTCCAATACTGTTCCAACAACGCGATCATATAAGTGAGTAAAATCTCGTCTTACGGCATTTGTTTCTTCTATGCTTTTGCCAGCTGCAAACATATCATCATCAATATCATCCAGTATTTCTTCTAAGCTTTTGCCACCATACATCTTTGAAAACTCATATTGTGGTGCAACTCTTTGTGTATATGCTCTCATAACTGCCATTGGATCCATTTGTATAAACTCAGTTACAAGCTCATTTGGAATATCAAGTTTTCTATGTCTAAAATGCTTTGATCTGTTTGATCCATAGAAAGCAACCTGATCGCTAGCAGGATCAGTCATGCCAAGTATCTCATCTATTGTTGAATCAACTCTTGCTTGAATAGAATCACGATCTGTTGGCAATGTACGCTCAACATAAGCTGGGCGTCTTTGTCTTAGTTTTTGATGTTGCTTTGTCATAAAACTTAATGCAGCTTCATTAACACGCATCTCAAGACTAATGTCATCTTCTTTATATCTTAGTTTGATTTTGCCATGCTGCATTTCGTGAGCGATAACAAAATCTTGAAAGTCATTAAATGATTTAAAGTTTTTCCAGTTATCAAGCATAAACTTTCTGTGATGCCATCCTGCTTTTGATGGATCACCTTTTTCATTTAACTCCTTGTATGCTTTTGCTGGATCTTGCATGGTTTTTTTGAGTTCTTTATATCTTTTAAAAACACGCAATCTATTTACATATATTACTGAATCGTCTCCTGTTCTTACAAACCTTCCAAGAACACGATCATTACCAATAGCTGTAAAAGCCCCCTCTGTAACAATTCTTTTAATGCCAAATTCATTTCCAAATGTTGATTGAAGTTCTTCATCAGACATTTGAGATATATTTCTTATAGGCCTACCCTCATATTCAACACGCTCACGAATAGTCGGGTTTTCAGAAAAATGTTTGAATAATATTTCTGCAAATGTTTGCCTGTTTTCAATGATGGCATCCCTATCCCAATATCTAGGGAACATTGCTTCTTCACCTCTAGGCATAACAACTTCTTCACGAACCAGAGCCATTTCTGCTTCAAGTTCATAGAGTTCTTGATCTTTTGCATCTCTCCTAGTTCTTAGATATTCAAGTCTTTTTGACTGAGCCTTTGAAAGAGAAGCTTTATTTTCTAATTCGATTATATTTTCATCTATTCTTTCAAGCGCTTTTTCTGCTCTTATAATTTTTGCTTGCATAGTTTTTGTATTTCCAAGAATGCCAACTTCATTAAGTCTTTGTTCCCAGTTTTTATAAAATCCACGCAGCAGTTCTATAGCTTCAGCTTGAGCATCTGATGATGCTTTTTCGCCTGTAATGTACTTTTGATTTGTTTCTCTTAAAAACGCAGAGAATGAGCCATCCATGTTTGAAAGATTCACATCACTAAACACAACAGGCTTACCCTTACCAGTATGCTGACCAAACTTTTCCATCATAGTTTGATAGACTTTTAGCCATTCTCCGTTCCTTGTTGCCGCATATTGATACACAGACTTTGGACTAGCAAAACCAAGCTCATTCATTTTAAGAAGAACACCTGAGTCACCAGCTAGTTTAACTGTAGCTTCTTTTACAGAATCAGGAACAGCGCCTTGAAGAATGCGTTTCATAGGTGTGGTTACAGCTTTATATGCCCATGAGTCTGTAAAGAAGTTTGATGCCATACCATGTGCATCTGATGTATTCATATTCTTTATTGATTCTGCGCGACGCAGCTGCTGTTCTTTTCTTATACCAACTAAATTATTTTTTTCCTGAGAGATGGTAATTGTTTTTGCTTGTATCTCAGCATCAATTTCATCAAGCCTAACAAGTGATGGCTTTCCATTAACCCTTTCTGATTTTAAGTCCTCTACACTTTCTTCCAGTGCATCAATAACTTTTGGGAGATTTGTTCTTCTTACATTTAAAACTTCATCAGACTCTGTGCCAAACTCTCTATTTTCTCTTTGGCCTATCATCCTTACATCTTCAACTGTAAAGCCTTGGGTTGCTTCAACAAAGTCATCAATCTCTTCATTTGTTTTTTTCAAAGCATTAGCTTTTCTAACAGATGGAATGCTTAGTAAGCCACCAATCAATCCACCTGTAACAAATGCACTTCCAACATTTAGCGCAGACTCAGCTGGTGTAGCAATTGGATCAAAAGGATAACGAATTGCTTCAAGCCCTGTTTGTAAAACTGCAACTGATGCGCCTGTTCGTAAAGCTGCTCGTCCAATACCAAGAGCAGGACCACCAAAAGGCAATGCCACGAGATTGATTGGATCAAATATGCCGGCACCAAACTGTGCAAGAATAGATGATTCTTGTAAAACTTCTCTTCTTTTTAGATTATTTTCTAGTTGCTGCTTTAAGTCAGCCATATGTTCGCGTGATTGTGCTTGTATTAGATGAGATTGATATTGCTGATATCCATCCATATCTTCTAATGGATTATATCCTTGCTCAATACGATCACCATATTTAAGGCTATTTTTAATATTGTCAAATATTGGAGCATATGTATAGCCTAGAGATGACCGAACAACATCTCTCCAAAATTCAGGTTTAGGCAAAGTTTCAGGGACACGAAACTGAGCCACATCTCTTGGAATATTTATTGCGCCTTGATTTGCCCAAACATTAATTGCCATTTACAAAGCATCCAGTGGAACAGCAGGCGTATCCATTATCTGTTGATCCATTTCTTTTTGACCTTGTTCCGCTTCTCGAAGTCGTTTAGCGACTTCAACAGAACTTGCAGAGCCATCAATAAAAGCTAATATTTTTTGTCCTGTTACTCGTCTATTTATTTTTGCATTTGCTGCATTCAAAGGAATAATTATAGGCGCACTATCTTCTTCTCGTAAAACAGGAACAAGCTCTCCCCTTTCATTCAAAGCAGAAGCCATAAACAAAACATTACTTCCCTTTGCAGATTGACCAACAATAGGAACAAGAGTCACAATTTTTGTTTTATCATAAGGCCCAGTTTTGCCAACCAGCAAACCTCCTGATGCAGATGGGGAAAAAATAAATCCTTCAGGTGCTTCATTTTGTATTATTTCAGACACTGTTCCTATGAAATCATTTCTTGCTAACTCATCTGGAAAATGATTTTCCAAAGCATGTATTGATCTGCTACCTAATGGACTCAACACGTCTGTAACAAGTCCAGAAGTCGGTGCAAATATGCCATCAACAACCTTGTCTACTTCTGCATCTATTTCATTAAACGTTGCGCCATTGCCTGCTAATATTCTTATAAGTGGTGTAATAGTATCTATGATCTGACCATTACCTTGCGCTTTTTCTGAAACGTATTTATTTAATTTACCTCTAGCAGTTGAAAACTTTTCATACTTGCCTTGAGAAAATGCAGTCATAATATTTTGTTCTATTTTGGTTGAGTTTTGATTTATCTCAATCAAAGTATTCATAATTTCAGAAACAGGTCTATCTGGTTGTATTCTTTTGATTGCAAATGTTGCTTGATATAAGGCGTTTGCTTGTGGAGAAAACCCATTTAATAACAAACGATTTGTAACAGAACCATCTGCTTTTGTAGTCAAAGCATGATCTGACCAATGATTCAGAGCATTTTCATATGCTCTTTCATTTACTTGAATCCCTGATGCAACCTGTTCTAATACTGTAAACAAACCTTGCGGTGGAACGTTTCTAGCCATCATATTTTTAACTTGTGGCAAAGGCATTCCATTTGGTCTGCTTTCATCAGTTAAGAGAAATGCAGGAACTTCTGAAGGTTCCATTCCCACTTGCCTAGCTAGTATCTCGTTTGTTGCATCTCTATTAGTTGCATTATTTTCAATAATCTTGCCATCAGCATAATCTATTGCAGCTTGCTCTTTTGCTGTAACAGTTTTTGGTTTTTTGTCTGTAAGAACTCTATTAGTTACTTGTTGTATTAAATCCAGATCATCAGCAGGGCTAACTCTTTGTAATATAGCATCAGCCTGTGATTTTACTTCTGGTGAAAGCTGAACATCATCAGCATTAACAACACCATTACGTTCCATGTATGTGGCAAAGTTTGCTGCTTGTTGTAAATTTAATCCATCAGATATAGCAACAATTGATTGTTCAATTGCATACCTTCTCATGTCATTTATTGTGCTGTTCAGAACAGATGGAGAAAGATTTGCTTTTAAAAATGTTGCTCTATCAGAATCAATATCTCTTATATATTTATCAACTTGATCAAAAGCTTTTTGTAAATCTCCTTGTTGAATAGATTGATTTATTAAATTTGCAGCATCGCGTTCTCTATCTGATATACCAGCAGTAATCATTATAGATGTGTTTGCTGCTTTTTCTTGATCTTGTCTTTCTTGTTCTGAAGCTACGGCTCTTGCATCAACTTCTGCTTTATTAGCATCTGATTCTTGTTCACCAATAATCCCAAGTATTGAACTTCTATTTGCAGCAAAACCCTCTGTCCCAGCAAGGTCTTGTGCTAGATCTCTTAGTTCTACAGGTACAGCCTCTAATGCCTCTTGGCTTTTAGGTGCTTTTATATACTCAGCTACTGAAAGAAGTTCGCCAGAACTTGCGCCACTTTGAATTGCAGCAGTTACAAGTTTTTGTGCTTTGCCATTTATAACAGCTGTTTTAAGTCGATTTGTATCTGACCTAATTTGTTCTGTGCCGTATTGATCTGGGTATGCATTAGCAATGTTTGATATATTTCTTTCAACTATACCTATAGCAACTTGCATATCTGCTTCTGAAGCATTCAAAGCAAACAAATCTTGAACATTTATAATGCTATTATCAATATCTCCTAATCCACTTTGATATATATTTTCGCGTTGAATATTAATTTCATTTTCAACAAGATTTAGTTTTGTTGATGCAAGGATGCTTGCGCCAATATTATTAACTATGCCTTGGAATTTTTTATCGGCTCCATCAACAAGTGAGTCAATATAATCACTCAACTCTCCCTCATATACAGATGAGCCGCCAGTTGGGTTTTGTTTGTGTACTAAAGCTAGTTGAGCAGACTTTTCTTTTATGTCTAACTCTATTTGATTTATATATCGTTTTTCGATTAATTCTTCATATGCTTGCTGTGCTTCGATTCCAAAATTATCAGGAACATTAAATGCTTGTGGTTTACCTGTTTCAGGATCTAATGTTCTTAATGATGCAGCACTAGCAGCTTGTGCAGTTTCAACGCCCTTCTTTCTAGCCTCAATCTTCATAGCTTCAAAAGATGTTTGAATCATGCTCTCAGCAAGATTTGATACACCTTTTGCAATAAAGTCTGATCCTGTATCTGGACGAATAACGCCTATAGATTTTGGCAGGAACTGTCTTCGTTCTTTTATAAGTGCCATAATCTGTCCTTTACTTGGCTACTTCATAACGCCACATGCCAGTTGTAACTGCGCTTCCAGCATTAAGAAAACCACCAATCATTGCAGCCCTTGCACGTTGCCCAGCTGCATCAGCCAACATTCTTTGTTGCGTTGACTCAATCAATCCCTGAGATTCAATCATTCGCGCATCTGAGTACGCAACTTCTCTCTGTCGTTGAAAGAACCTTTTCATAGATCTATCATTTACATCCCGGTTCATAAATGCGGCAAAGGCAATATTAGATGATTGTGCAGAATCAAACTCTTTCAGTCTAAGATTTGCTCTAGCACTAGCTTCGATTCTTGTAAGCTTTGACTGAAATAGTCTTTGCTGCTGTTCTCGTCTTGCTGCTTTTGCAGATTCATTTGCGCTGTAAAGTGTTGAGGCAACTTGTAAACCTGTGCCTATTGCAAGAATAGCTGCTAGTTGTGGAGCCATTAGAATGTTACCTCTGCTATAATCCCATTTATTTGTAAGGACATTGGTGCTGTTTGTGTAATTTTTATAGTAGGATCTTTACTGTATCCTAAAAATCTAAACTCTCTTTTGCCAGTTACCGGAACTCTATCCAAACTAAAATCATCTGTTACCGTTCTTATCACAAGACGTGAATCATTAACAGATAGTGACAATGTTTCAAGCATATCTATAATTACTCTGTTTACTGATCTAGGCTCTCCTGTAAGTGGCCCTCCACCAGTTTGAGCATCAAGAGGCAGCGTCTCCGCCTCAACATTAAATGACAAACCTATTTCAGCTGATGATATTGTCTGAACAGCAGACACATCAACATTACCACTAGCAACTGTAAACTGACCAAGATAATTAGACCCATTTACAACATCAACAACCGCGCCATTTGCAAAATGACTAGATACACTGAAGACACCTGCACTACCAACAAAGTTATTTGAAAAGTCCATATTAAGATTAGAATCAAACTCTAATAGAATATGTTTTGCTGTGCCAGCACCAGTATCAAATGTAGCTATACAAAAGACTCGATCATCAATTGTACAGATAGAATGAAAGTTTCCTTGAGATGTCCACTCTGTCCATCCAGCCCTTGCTTCTGCACGATTAGATGTGAATACTGCAATCTTTCCATCATCATTTAAAACAAAAGCATATGATTCAGGTCTGTTTATAGCGCCTCTTAAAATAGACATTTGTATTGGGTTGTTAATTAAATGTGGGGATAAAACAGATATACCTGTGGATACATATGCTGCTTCTCTATCAGAAAATATATACTCTCTTACAACAGAGCCTGTTTTTTGCACATAAATAGTTGCTCCATCAAACGATGATGGTCGAACAAAATTTGCACCGTATGATGTTTGCCTTCTTATCTGTGCATTGGTTGGAGTAATAGGCTTTTCACTAAATGATGGTATATACAACTCTGATGTTGTTGTGAATATTTGTAAATCTCTGTTAGATACAATATGTCTAATTGTATTTATTTCACCGATAGCTGCTGTTAAATCAAGTGCATCAGCGTCTTCAGCATCACCTACATCAAAATCAAAATAACTTGCAGATTTGCTAGCCCATATACCATCGGGTTGAGCAAGAGAACCAGCAAGCCACAATCTATTTTCATGGAAAGCTATTGCTCCCGGAAACCCTCTAAGGGTGCTATACGACTGCTCTCCCCATTCTGTAGTAGGAGCATGTGTTACAATAATAGGAGAACCGCCACCAATAGTGGATGATGTTGCTGCTGCGCCTGCTGTTACGGTAAATTCATTATCACTAATAACATCAGTAATAGTTCTTGTTCCATTAATATTGCTTGCAGCTATGCCACCAACGGCACCTGCTGATGATATTGTTATTGAATCATTTTTTGATAATCCGTGTTTTGCAAAGGTAATTGCTATCGTGCTGCTTGAGTCAGTTGTTTCTATAGCATCAATATCAAGACGCACTTCCAAATCATTTGTTATATCACCTGTTGCCTGTGTAGCTGATTGAACAGATGTAATTGTAATTTCGTTCTCATGATACCTAAGAACAACGCCAACATGCAATGAGTTGGGGTAGTTACCGCCAGATTGGCTTCCTGTAATATCAAAATATGCTGCGCTTGTTGTTAAAGTAACACCACTACCAGTAGATGCATTTGGATCAAGAGTTACACCAACAGCTTGAAAAGAATAATATGGTTGATTGATTCTGTAGGTATCAGCACTTTGATCAAATGTCATTGTCTCAACTTGAAACGTTGTAAGACTTGTACGCACCAGTTTTCGTACCATAAAAGTTTGATGTGCAATAAACATTACATCACCAGCTTGTGCATATGTAAGTTCAGGAAGTAGTGCTTTGGTTATTGGCAAAGCAGCTGATGATGTATCTTGTGTTATTGTTTGTATTAAAGATACTGCACCCGTAGTTGGGCTAATCTGAAAGATCCTTATTTTTAAATCTTCTAAACTAACAATATATCTTTCGTCATCAGAGAAGATGAATGGAACAAGTCTATGCTGTTGAACACTTGTAGGAACAACATCTGTAACTGCAAGTCTTGTCGAATCTGTAGTTGTAACAGTTTGAAATCGTCCAACATAAACATCATCACGCTGAACTGTAACTACATTTGCAGCTGGATTTGAAACTGTAAATCCAGTTATTGCATTTATTGCAGTAAATATATTATCCGCAGTTACATCATTAGATGTATTTGCACGAACAAAATGTTTGTTTCCTACAGCTGCACTTGGTGAAGAACTGCCAGCTGTTTCAAACTCAAGTATGTATGATGTACCATTTCCATCAAAAAACTTTATTTGACTACCAACAATTATATTTCCGTAATCAGAAACAGTAATAGTAAATGATGCAAGATCTACAGTTGTATCAAACTCATATAATCGTTTTGTGCCAAATCGTTTGAGAAGACCACCTTCATTCCTCAAAAAAAAGTTTTCTACTTTTTTTGCTGAATTGTTATAGATGGGAATATCAGTTCTTGAAATGAGCGACGGGCTAATTTCACCATACTGAAAGTTACTTATCGGTATGCGAACCTTTGCCATTAACTTCGCCTATCAGTTAGGAACCTCGATGTTACAAGCTTGCGTGTAGTTTGTTGTTGTGCATCTAAACTACGAGCCTTCGCCATAGCATCAGAGGATGCTGTTTTCATTAACGCTGCTAAGTTTGCATCCCTTGCAATTGATGTAGCAAACAATGTTGCCAATGCATATTCAACAGCAATAGTAAAATATGAAGGCCATGTATCTTCATTGGCTCTAAATGTAAAATCTGCAACTAACTCATCAGATGATGATGTATTTGCAAATATCTTATCTCCGTATATCTGATATTCGATAGGATTGTCATTCACAGTAACGGCATGAACCATCAATGTTCCATCTGCCTGTTGGTATGCAAAATCATATCTGCCTGTTGGTTCTGCTGTTAATCTATTAAGAACTGCTTGATTTGTTGCAAAACGCCATCTTGCATTTACAAGAGATGCCCTTGCCATATCTTCATAAACATTCACAGAGACAAGCGCCTCAGTTGTTCCATCATCAAATGATGTAATAGGATCAGCACCAATCAATATTAATGCTCTTGCACAAATATCAATAGCTGAGTTTGCTGGTGTACTGCTTACTGCCATGTGAGTTGAGGGGGCATAAGCCCCCTCTCCCTATTAGTCGGTGTCGGATACAGTAATCGCTGTACCATCTGAAATATCAACTACTGAACCAGTATTTGATAAAACAAGAGCCACACCTAATGTTGGAGCGTCACTATCTAATACGAAGATAGCATCGCCAACATTAAGCATGTTAGCAGCATCATTAAAGTAACCAGATACACGCACAGCAGTTAAGGCATCTGTTGAATCATAAAACCAGAGGCTATGACCACCACCACCTGCCATACGAGTAAGGCCAGAAGCTGAAAAAGCCATTTTTCTTACTCCTCTTAGTTATTGTCGAGAACTTCGTATACACCGTTATCGTCGATAACTTTTGCACCCATAGACATCATTGAGGTTGCAAGGTGTGATACTTTTTCCGCGACATAGTTAATCTCAGTCGAGACATCAGAGTTGATACCAAGACCAACGGCAGTTGTATGATAGGCCATGTTCTTACCAGCAGTAATTGCTGATGTTGAGAACACTTTGAAACCCATGAACTCTTTCATTGTCATACCGCCAGCAAAGGGTAGATTCTGCTCACCTACAAAGTCGCTAGACGCAAACTCTGTAATAGTAAATAGATCTGCATACCCTTTTGGATGCATAGCAAGATAGCGTCCACCATCTTCAGGAATGTTTGCTGTACCAAATGTCTCAAACAGTGACAAAATATCAGCAAGCTGCAAAGCAGAGCCAGTATCATGTATCTGTGTTGAGTTAGCGCCAGCATCCATTGCTGTATATAGAAGCTCATCAGTTTTACGCCCAAGAGCAGCAGCAGCTGATTGAGCCACAGCTTGACGCTCATTAATATTAATCTTGAGTTCATCAAGTTTATCAATGTACTCAGCAGCGTAAAAGTCTTCCATAGTTGCTTCTACCTGAGTGTGGGTAAGTTCCATAGGGGTTACATTACCATTTCTCGATTTAGTAGATGCACTACCTGTACCTATTTTTTGGAAACGAACAGTCGAGCCAGTTACATTGTTTGCCAAACGCACAGTGTTCCGTAGCTTAGAACCCATACGTTGATAAGCCATGTGAACTTCTGACTCAAACTGTTTAATAAACGCGACATCAATTGTATTCGCCATTTTACAGTCCTCGTAGTTGTTTTCACATTTCGTAGGTTATCTGCTTGGCATCTTCATCGTGATTATCCATAAGGGTCACTCAATGCATTACAGGCCGACTTTTAAAATCAATAACATTATTTTTATCTAAAAGGCAACGCTCAAAACGCATGAACATATGACTATTTATTTCATAAACATCTTCATCAAATACAAATCCACACCATGTTAGCCACATTACAGTATCTGCATGATCTACAGGAACAAAGTTTTCTACAGATGAATATGTTCCCTGTATAAGATTTATTGTTGGAATACAACCTCTTAGAAAAGGTCTGAAGTTTTTATTAATATCATCTGTTCCAAGCAACCAAATCCTTGCCATATTATTATCTATTGGAACATTTCCACACATTCC